GGGTTGAAAAAGAAAAACTTTCGGGGATCGCCGTTCTCGCCAAAGAACAATGGTGACAAGCCGCCGAGATAATTCGTCAGGATGGCATCAGCGGCGGCGAAGATGGTGTTCCACTCGTCGGCGGTCAGGGAATCGCCGGGATTTTTGTATGGAACTAAAGCCATACACTGCTACCTCCTCCGCCGCTGCTGCCGGTCTGCGCCCAGACGCTGCTGGCATTGCTGCCGGCGGCCGTGCAAACGTAAGCAGCTGTATTCGTGGTGTCGATGTAGCGGTCGCCGACGATGTATTTGCCGTTGCCGGCCAGGAGAGTGCTGGCAGCGGGAGCGCCGGCACCGGTGAAGTCGCAGGTCTGGGCGCGGAGGTCCGTCGTGGACAGATTGGACATGAGCGCCGTGATGATCTTGGGACCATAACCGGGAAGGTTGATCCGCAGCGGGAACATGTCAGTGGTGATCTGGCTCATGTGTTCAGGGCATCGGCGTCGAGGATTTTTTGCGCGGTGATACCAATGGCCGGCCCGGTGCCGCTGGTGACGGTCGGGTCGAGAATGATGCTGCCTTGTTTTGTGGTGTCAGCCTCAATATCCGGCTGTTGTGAGGCGTAGATGGCCGTGACTTTAAGCTCCTCGGCACCGTGGCCGGCAGCGTGCGCGTGACTCTTGCGAGGATGCCTGACCGTGCCGCCGCCGGTGGCCAATGCGCCGCCGAACAGAAATGAAATGTCCACACTCGGCATGCGGTAGCGCGTGACGCGCATGAGATCAATGTACTGTTGCGCCGTCAGATGGAGCGGCGCGCCAAACTTGACGCTCGTGTTACCTTTTTTGGCGCTGCCGGTAATGGACTGGACGACGGCATTGACGGTGGCCCACTCCGGGCGCGGCGGCGTGATAAAGTTCAGGCAATTGCCGAAGGTCACCAGCCCGGCCAGTTCTTTTTCCAATGTGGTGAGCGTGCCTTCGACGGCCAGCGACTGCCAAGCGAAATACATGACCTTAGCCAGGCCGACAGGCTGCGCCTCGGCATAAGCCTGCACGGTGTTCGTTGTCTGGGTGTAGGTGATGGCCGCGTTGGCGGTGTTCAGACTGGTGGCCGTGAAATCGTAATGGATGAGCTTCGTAACCGTGTGGCCTTTTTTTCCAGGAGCGGCCTTGTAAACGACGGTGATCCAGGCGCTGGCCCGGAGCTTTTGCGCGGTGATGTTATTCGGCGCATTGGCGAGCCAGTCATGATAATTGCCATCCAGTATCTCGCAATTGTTTCCGGCGTTGTAGGCGCTTTCCGCCGCCTGGGTGATGATGGCCGGCGCGGGATGCGTGGTATCCACGGCGGCAAAGGCGACACTGGCAATGTTTTGCGAGGCCAGCTCCGGTTTCCATGCCTGCCATTGGGCAAGCGTGGTGATGTTGAACGGCGCGGTCGTGAGCGTGGTGCTCTCGTTGCTGCTGCTGACCTTCGAGCCGGCGAGGTCGAAGTAAAGGTCCACGCCACGGAAAAGCGACTCGGTATCCGAGGGCAGCGGGTTCGGCCAGTGATCGTTGCCGAGGGCCAGATACTGGCTGTTGCCCTGGGTATTGATCTGGTCGTAGTCAATGTTGACGTAGCTCTTCTGCCAGTCCGGGCGCGGCTTGATGTGGACTTTTTCGAGCCAGTTAGCCGCGTTTAAATCTATGTTTAAGGGTGCCAAAACAAGCGCGGCTTTGTTGCCGGAACTGAGTGACGGATCAAGATTGGCAATCGAGCCTTTGAGGCAATGGATGGTCGGGTAAGGCAGCGTGGTGTAATCCCACACGACTGCGAAGTCGGATTCAATCCGCCACATTTTTTGGATGACCTCGGCGCAGGAGATGCCGCGCTGGAAATCGGTGGGCGGCCAGGCCCAAGGCGCGATGTTGCCGATCTGGATCGGCGCGCCCTGGGAGATGGCCCATTGCAACGCGGCGATGATTTGCGCGCCAGTATTGATCTGCATGGGCTGCGCGGTCTGCTGATTGAACAGGATGCCCAGGACGACGCGCGAGGTGGTGAACTGGGTCTTCACGCCATTCTGCGTCTGCGTATAAACCATCTTGTACCCCTTCTGCATGAGATACCACCAAGGGTTGACGAGACGCCCGATCTGGTCTTCGCGGCCACCGCCGCCTACGAGGTCCCAAGGTTCGACCCGGCCGTAGAACCAACGCTTGCCGCCGGAGAAGGCGCCAGCGGTCCCGACGCGGTCCTGCTGGATGATGACCGTGGCACCGTAGGGAAAAATGTTCGAGGCATCAATGGCGCGACCAGCTACGGTAAAGGTGACGAAGTGCAGCGTGAGGTTCTGCCACTCGTATTGGAGATCATCAATGCCCCAGTCGGCGAGCGATTTCTCGACGCCGTTCCAGGTGAGGGTGAATTCGACGGTGGCAGGCATGGATCATTGCGTCTGGTTGGCTTGGATGCGACCATTAAGTTGTTTTTGCCGCTCCTCCAGAATTGCTTGACGTTGCTCCAAGGCGGAGAATGCCTGCTGCACGGTCATTTGATGGTTAAGGATGCGCGTGACCTGGCCGACAATTTGTGAATAGGACATTCCAGTTTCATCCGCCAACTGGCCGAGTGCTTCGCCGGCTTTACCACCCTTCGTGTCCAAAACTGATTTTTGCGCCGCCGTGGTACTGTGAACTCTCAGTTCCGCAGTCAACTCAGCGATGCTGGCGGTGAGAGTGGAAATGCTTCCGCCATCGGTCGCTGACGCCGACTCGGCTTTTCCCAAGCCGCGATCCACTTCTCTAAGACCGGCATCGTTGGCGTCAACCGCGCCCTTGGCCTCCTGGTATTTTGCCCAGTTTTCCTGCGCCTTGCGAATTCCACCGGCACCACCCATTTTTAAAAGGTCATACTCACTGCCGCCACCATTGACGAATTTGGCCAGGTCAGTTATTTCTAATCCGCCGCCAGGCAATTCTTTCATGGAACCTGTGGACAATCCTTTTTGCAACAGCGCGGTGGCCTGGTCAAAGGTGGCCTTGATTTTCTTAGGATCGCCGAATTCCTCGGTGACGTTATCCAGCGCGGCCTTCAATTGCGGTGCTTGCGCGACGAGGTTCTCCTTTATTTTTTCGAGACCTTTGGCGGCCAGGTCATCACCCCATTTGGCCAGTTGCAGTTCGCCGAGTTGCCGCTGTTCAAGCGCGATCCTCTGGCGCTCACCTTCCAAATCGTATTGGTTTTTCAGGCGGTCGAAGCGGCTCTTGATCGCGGCTTCTTTATCCTTGTCACCAGCGGCGGCGGCCAGTTCTTCTTTCTCAATCGCTTCGAGGATTAGTTTGTGCGCCGCCAGTTGCGTATGGAGCAGTTTGATTTCATCGCCGAATTTCGTTTTCAGGCTTTCTGTTTTTTCAGCCTCATCGTCCAGTTTGTCGTTGAATTCCTGGGCGGCAGTGGCGGCCTGCCGCGCGCCCTCTTCCGCCGCCAGCCAGAGCGCAGCCTGGCGCTCACGGAATTCCTCGGCTTTTTGTTGCAGCTCCTTGAACCAGTTGAACAATTCGCGCACCGCGAACACCACAGTTAAAAGGCCGCCGGTCATCAAAGCGGCAGCCGCGCCGACTGCCGCGCCCATTGCCGGACCGGATTCAGCAGCGATGAGATGGAGAGCGCCATGCAGGCCGCGCGCGCTCACCCCGCCCTGCCGCATCGCTTCATTATTATCTTCCTGCGGGACTTTAGCGTTCTTGATTGATTCCGTGACGAGATCATGTTGCCGCTGTAACTCAGAGAAATCCTGGCCAAGCGCCCTGGCTTTGCCGATCTGGCGTTCGAGCGCGTCGGCAGCGGCTTGGGCACCGGCGAGTTCGGCGCCGGTTTTGATGGTGTAATTCAGCTCAGGCATGGGTCAGAAATTCGTTTGCGTGATATCCAGGACCACGACGCCGGTCCAGAAGCACATGGGCGCGGGTGGATTGGTGAGCGTGGCAATGCTAAAGGCTGAAGGCTGAAGGCGAAAGTTTGTGGAGACCAACCACGGGCCGGCCAGGTTGGTAGCAGTGGTGATCTGGACCAAGCGGGCCGTCACCTGGATGACATGGTTTGTTTTTGGCGGCGTGTAGAGCGGCATGCGATAAACCACTTCGGCGGAAAAGGGACTCTCGACGCCCGCTGCGCTGTAGGCGGTGGCCGCGAAATAATAAATCGAGCCGTCGACCAGGCCATTGATAGTGATGTTGGTGTCAGCGCCGGCGCTAACCTCGTTGGTGTAAGCACCGCTTTTGCCACCGTAATAAACATTGTAGCCGGCGACGATGGGTTCAGTGGAACGGTTCCAGGCGAGCGTGACCTGGCTGCCAATGCAAAGCAGGCACCCGCCGAGCGCAAAGCAAAGAGTCGCAATCAAAAAGACGATGGTCCAGAAACGCATCATGGCGCGAACAAGACCGACCAGCCGAGGTTTGTTTTGGCGCTCTCGACCGGGGCGGTGAAGTTGGCGACGAAGTTCGAGAGCGTGCAACTGGTGAACGTGACGAAGTTGGTGACGGCCAGCGCCGGGCCGAAAACCACGACGCCCGGCACGTAATTCGTGGACGGCATCACATGACCGCCGATAACAATCGTGAGCGTGTTCGACGTAGCGGGGATATTTGTCGTGCCAGTGTAGATCAGGGCCGGCAGCAAGGCTTGAGGGATTGGGCCGACCAGGTTGCCCGATTGCAGGTTGGTCGCGCCCTTGCCGTTGTAGGTGATGAAGTTTGTCGTGTAGGTCGTGACATTGGCAGCGCCAATGAGATTGAGCTGCGCACCATAGGGCGGCGATGACGCGAACCAGGTGCCGTCCACGGTGCCACCGCCGCCCGTGGCGTAATTGGCGTAGCCGGTGTCGGGATAATTTACACCCAGGTCCCATATGTTGTCGCCGTAGGCATTACTCCAATTGGGATCGTTATAAACCAGGTACTCGCTGCCGTTGGTATAGACCAACGCGCCATTGGTGGAGAGCGGCGCGTCGTAATTATAAAAACCATAATAGGTCGAGCTGACGGCGGAGCCAGATGTGCCATTGGTGAACCAGTACTGGGTCACGAAGCTAGTCACCCAGGGCGCGGTTTGTGCGGGGATCGTGTTCGACTCGAAGAATTGTGAAACCAGAATCGCTTCAGCCGCCACTGCCGCGCCGTTCGTATCGAAGGCGGTCGGGTCAGTCAACGCTGGCACCGTGAGGTAGGTGCTGGAGTACGAAGAGCACATTCCACCTCCCAGGCCGACGCCGACAAAAGTTCCGACCGGCGAAGAATTGGTCGCCACCGAAGTCAGTGACAGGTCCACCATCACCCAAACCGGCCCGGCATTTGACGAGGCGCGAAGTGTGCCCAGAAACGGGCCGTAATAAATCACGTGGGTGTTCCCATTGTTCAAGATGAAAGCCGGCACGTTGGTGACAGTCTGGCTGGAATGATTGCTGATGCGTCCGGTATAGAAGCCGGCGTTGTAGTTGCCGCCCGCGTCGCCGGAACAATTATCTGTGATGACAATCGTGTTCGACTGGACGACCAACCCGGCCACGCTGGTGTAGTCGGCAACGCTGGCGTGGTCGGCCAGGTTTGCGTGGTCGGCATTGGTGGCATCGCCAAAGAGCGGCCCATAAAAATTCCCGGTATGATTTCCGGCGAATGAGTTGGATGGATTTTGCAGGCTCACGGCATTGGTCTGACCGTTGAATACGGCCGTGCCGACCGGATTGGTCCCGACGAAGTTGGCGGTGACCCAATTGCTCAACGCGCCAATCATCGGCGGCACGATGACGACCACAATCTTGTTGCTCTGGAAATTGGCCCAATAGAACGCCGCGCCATTGGTGTCGAACGCGCTGGCGGGATTGGTGGACGCCGAGTCCAGGCCGAGCAAGGCGCGCTGCTGCGCGGCGTTGGTGGCCTTGTTCCAGTTGGTGCCGACAAAGTCCGATGACGGCCAGCCACTGAGCTGCCAGGCGCTCGCGCAAAGGCTGAAGGCTAAAAGCTGAAGGCTAAAAAAGAGTTTGGTTTTCATGTCCATCCTGTGTTGGTTGCCACGCCGGAGGTTTTGGTCCAGAGCCGGACGAGGGCGTTGTTTTCGATTTGTGAGAAAAGGTCGCCGGGCGATCCGGTCACCACGCCGTTCGGCGAGCCGGTGCCGGAAGTGACGTTGCGCGAGACGACAGCGGAATTGAACAGGGCCAAGACTTCATCGGCAGTCAAGGCCGGCGGATACCAGATGAAGGCCGTCACGGGCTGGCCGGCGGTCCCGTTGAGGACGATGGTGGCGGCCTGCGCCCAGAAGACGGCATTGTTGGTGTTCACCGTCTCGCCGGTGTTGGTGACGCTGGTATCGTTCGCGCCTTTGGTCCAACGCAAGCCCTGGCCGACGGCCGTTGCCAGCGTGTAATGGCTGCTGCCATCGTAGACGGCGTTTTGCGGGATGAGATTTGCGCCAGCCAACGGACCAACGACGGGCGGCAATGAATCGGCAAGGATCGTGAACGTCGTGCAGCCGAAGCAATCGGGATCGGCCAGGTCATCCGTGGTCGCGCCGTGAATGGTGAGCCAGAAATCCTTGGAAGCGCCGCCGGCCAGGTCGAACTGCAATTGCGAACCCTCGAAGTCAATGATGGCGTGCGCGGCGCGCTCGAAGCCGGTGCGCGCGCTCACGCCGGAGTTCCATTCATCGAGGGTCAGGCCGGTGTCGAGCGTGGTGGCAAGCTGGTCCACCAGGGCGGTGTTGCTGGTGGACGCGGAAGTGATGAGCGCCTTGACCAGGTTAAAGTCGGATATATCCAGGAGCGCGGCGGAGGGGCCGGTGCCTTTGAAGAAGGCGAGCTGAAATTCCACGCCCACGCCGTACCAGACCTTGGGCACGGACCCGGTGAAGACATCCTTGAAGGGATCGCGGCTGGTGACGTCCACCGCGCAGCGCACTACGATTTTTGTGAATTGGCTCATGATGATGAAACTCCCAGGGCGCCGCCGGTGAAGGTGTATTGCCAGGCAAGCGTCACGCCCACGTCGTCGCGCACCTCAATGACCTGCGGCATGCAGTCAAGCAGGTAGCGCGTGGCGTTGGTGAGTGCGCCAATCACGTCAATTTTGAGTGTGCCATGCGCCGGCAACGATTGCGGGTGATCCAGCAGTTGCAGCAGCGCCGCCTCGGCATCCACAAAGTTCACGCCGCTGGTATCCACGCCGCGCCAGGTGCGGAACGAAAGCACGTTCCGCCAGTTGCCCCGGTCGAATCCACTTCCATACGGCGCGCGGAAGAAATCCGCCGCCTGGTGAATGCGGCGGTGATTCAACCGCACGTCACACTCCATCCAGTCGCGGCTCGTTTGCGAGAGCACGATGGGCTGCGCGGGCGCATCCGGGATATAGGTGAACCGGATCATCCTATTTACGATTGCCGATTTACGATTGCCGATTTTGCGGCGGTGCCGGCGAGGTCGCGCGCCGCTTCCAGCTTGTAGCGGATGTTCACGGCGTGGCCGGTGAGACCCTCAAGTTTCTTGAGGAGGGGTTCAATGCCGGCGAGCACCTCCTTGGCGGTCGCGGGCGTTAGAATTGTTTTGTCAATTTCTTCAGGCATAGGTTTTTTAGTTGAGTGTTGATGGTTGAGAGTTATGACGCGGCCAGGACGAAGGCCGGGCCGAACACGCCGGAAGCCAGAATCGGCTGCGACACGAAACTCATCATGTCGTTGCGCGGTTCGCCGCCGAAGGCAAAGCCGCCTTCCTGCGCCACGGCATTTTTAACGATGCAATAATTGATGCCGTCCGCGCCGGTGATGGTGAAGTCCGCGCCGCCGCCCTGGCCGAGTTCCGTGCCCGGCAAACAGCCGGTGCCCTGGAAGGCCAGCGCCGAGAGCATGTCCGCCTGGGCCGCGTTGGCGGGACGGAAGCTGACCTGCGCGCCAATCTCCGTAACCATGTAGTTGTTGGTGCGCGCGCCGGTGAGCAGGACGGGCTTGAGCGAGAGGATGGGCGTGAACACGAAACCCGAATCCTCAAACGTCTCAATGCTGGTGAACCCGGTCTTGGTGCCCCAATTGCCGAGGTAGGTCTGCGTCTTGATGGACGAGGCCGCGAAGGTGGTGTCCACAAACGTGCCGCCGCTGGTGGCGTAGGTGAGCAGCGAGTTGGTGGTGTCCCAGGCCACGCCGTTGGAGCGCAGCAAGGCAATCTGCGCCGGGCCGATGAGCGACTTGACCGGGCTGAAATTAATCTGCGGCTGTTTGTAAAGCGCCACCGAGGCGCAGGTGAGCAAATGGCTCTCCTGGGTGTGCGCCAGCAGCGTGCGATCCGTGTTGGTGAAGATGCGCTGGTTCTTGGCCGCCTGGGCAAAAGGCCAGAGCGCGGCGATGATGGCGGCGTTCCAACGGCCGTCCGGCGTCACGTCAATGATGGGCGCCATGTCTTTGAGGCGCGTGGACATGATGGGCACGCCTTCCGCCGCGACCTTGAATGTCTGCGGCTTGAGCGGGAGCTTGGTGATGTTTTCGTGCGGCGTGTAGAACGTGGCTGCGCCGGCGGGTGCATTGAAAACGAACCGCGCCGCGCCGATGATGATGGAGTCTCTATTCATATTGGTTGTTGGTTGAGCGTTGAGTGTTGAGGTTCATGGGTCATGGTGCGGTAAAAGCAAAGCGTTCAATGTCCGAGGCGACCGAGCCGGCCAGGTAAGCGCAGGCGCGGATCGTGACGCCGGCAGGCGGCACGTTAATTGGCGCGGTATAAAGATTCGCGGTCGAGCCGGGGAGCACGCCCGGATCAGGCGCCGTATCGTCGGTGGTATACCAGATGGCCGCGCCGGCTGTGGCGCAGGTGAGCGTGACCGTGGCCGAGGCGCCGCCGGGTGGGGCGAAGACGGGATTGGCGACTTTCAGGACGGTTTCCGAATCCGACTCGTCGCAATAAAAGTTCACCTGGTAGCCGATCAGTTTGTCGTCGGCATCCTTGAACCGGATCGGCTCAATGCAGGGTTTGTCCGGCGTCTGCGAATTGGCGACGCCGACCAGGCGCAGCGTTTTGATGAGCTTGACGATCTGGCGGGCAACCCGGCGCGCGGATTTCGTGGTGCCGTTTTTGTCGTTGTTCATCTCGACCTGCTCAATGACCTGGAACGCCGGGTAGAGACGCATCGGCCCGAAGGGGATGTTCGGGTTCAGATCGTCGCCGACGAGTTGGAGGACCACGACGCACACGCCGCGCTTGCCCGACTTCATGGTGACGATGCCCTGGGCGCGCGCGACCTCGGCGCTGACGTTGCCCTTGTCGGCCACGATGACGGGGATGTCCGAGAAGAATGGATCGCTGGCCAGCCGGGCGGCGTCCTCGGTCGGCAGACGGTCAATGACATCCAGGAGATTGATGCTCACGGGTTCTCCTTGTTCCAGAATTTGGTGATGCAGTTTTCAAACGCCGCCGCGTAGGCAGGCAGACGCTCCTCGATACCCCGGCCAATGGGCCGGCGCGCGGGCATGACCATGTGGCGGGTGAAGCCGCGCACCTCGATGTCCGCGCCGCGCACCTTACGGTGGACCAGGCGCTGGCCGAAACGAAAGCTCTGGACGGAGGACCGGCGCCGGACGTGCGCGCTGACCTGTTCATTGCCGTCGAAACCGAACTCGTGGATCGCGGCGTAGCGGACGTTCGAGCCGATGCTGGAGGTGACGCCATCGGCGGTGATCTCGGCGGGCGTGGCGCGAATGCTGCCGCGCAGGCGATTGGAGATGACGCGCAAGCCGGTCTCCTGGACCGGGCCGTCCTTGGGGAAGCTTAAATAGTTCTCCTGGATGAAGGCGACGGTGAGCTGGTTCTCGCAGTCCGTGGTGCGGGCGAGCGCGCGGGCGATGCCGGCCTGGTCCCGCAACAGCGGGATTTTCTCCAGGGCATCGCCGGAAATTTCGATGGAATAGTCGGCGCTCATACCAGGTTATAACGGACGAACTGATTCAGCATGTCCTTCACGCGGGGAACGAAGTCCAGGCCGGCCAGCGATTCGGAGGCGTTGCGCGTGTTGCTGCCGACATCGGTGATCTTGGTGCCGAGCTTGTCAATGGCCTCCCATTCCTTGCGCACCTGGAGCAGCCAGGCATCGAGCAGATCGGGCGGGAGCGCCGCCGACCCGTCTGGTTGCGCGGTAGGATAGCCGGTGTCCGCCGGTTCGAGTGTGTTCCAGAAAAACCCGGCCGTAAAAGTGAAGCGGACCTGCGCATACCAGGGACCGACATCGCCGCATTCCGTGAAGTTGACGATGCCGTTGGCGAGGTCAATGGACAGAATGTTGCCCAGGTCCTGAGACACCCATCCATCCGACTCTTTCACTTTCAAATCCACGGCGGTCAGAACTTCGAGCGGATAGCGCGACAGCAAAAACTGGCAGCGGTCGGCGGGGATGATTTCCTGGACGCCGACCAGGCGGGTGAATTTGCGGTTGCAATAATTCTCGAAGGCGGCGGCCACGCCCAGGCCGACGGCCGTGAGCTTGGCGTCAAACGAATCATCACCGGCCTGGCTGGAGGCCAGGATTTGTGAACGCAGAAAATCGAGATTAGATAAGCCGGTGTTCATGATTCCAGGTGAATGATGCCGTCGCGTCCGGCGACGATGTTGGTGAGACGCGGATCGCGCCCGATGATTTCAGCAGTCGTGGCGCGGCGGGGAGAAGCCGCCACAGGATGCAGCACTGCGGGTACAGCGCGTTCATCGCGCGTGTTAGCATCACGCGGTCTGAGCATCCGATCCTGTGGCGGCTGATTAAACATGGCGAATTTCTATTGCGATTGGCTGTCGTAGTGGGCGCTCACCGAGTTGAGCTTGTTGGTCACCAGCGCCGGGGTGATGGTGACTGAAACGATGCGCCCATAATTTCCGACGAATACCGCATCCCCGAGGACGGCCGCAGTGGTGGTGGTTCCACTGCTGGCGGCCGGTGCGGGAATCGTTGTGGCCGATGACATCAATTCCACTTCATCGCCGACCGACGTGGCGACGCCCCAACCGCCGGAGGCCAGCACGACACCCGTGCCGCCATAAGGCGCGGCGTTGGTATTGCTAAACCAGCTTGCCACCGTGCTGGAATAGCAGGTGCCATTATGCTGGAGCACAAGGACCGCCGAGGTGCTCAACCCGTTCGTGCTGTTGAGCAGATTGGTGACAGAGCTGGTCGCCTGGTTTGTGGTGGTGACATAGAAGGGCGTCACGCCCGTGGCAAAGGACAGCGAGGAATTATTCGTGTCCGTGTTGTAATTCGCGTAGATGACGCGGACCTGGGAGTTCGCGTCAAACGGGAAGTATGCGGTGGCCGGCGCGACGGCATTGCCGACGGCGGAGACGGTTTTATAGGTGGGCAACGCCGCGAACGCTGCGACGGAAACGGCGAGGCCAACCACTGCGGTGTAAAGAATTTTTTTCATGTTCAGTCTTTCGTTAGGTTTAAAGGATGGTTTAGGACGTTTTTAAAAGGGGTTAGTCACCTCCCCCATGATCAGTTTATTGGGCGGCGGTTTGCAGGGCCGTCATGGCGTCGGGCGCGAGCGCCTCGACATCGATACGCTCAATGGCGCGCATCCCGATTTCGTCAGTGACGAAGTAAACCTCGCGGCTGGTCTCGACGCGCGGCGTGCCGCGTTCGCCGAGATACCAGTAGGAAAGGTCGCCGAAGAACGCCAGGTAAGTGGCGGCGGCCGCCACCGTGGCGTAAGGCTGCATGACGCCGACCCAATGGATCGGGAAGCCATCCAGCGTGGCCGGCTGCGAACCATTCTGCCGGACGTAGATGTAGGGGTTATTGATCGTGTTGAACGTCACGAGCAACGCCTCCATCGTGGAGTTTAGGTAATAAGCCGCATTGCCCGTTTGCAGCACGGCCGCATTGACCTTGGCGCGCATGGCGCGGAAGTCATTGATGGTCGCGTCGGTGGGTTTGGTCTTGCCCGCGCCGAGCTGCACGAGCTGCGGGGTTTGCGCCACACCGGCAATGTAGGGGCCGACGCCCTTGATGTTCGCGTAGGTCCCGGTGCCGTCGCCGAGGAAGCCGGTCTGGTCTTCCAGGTTGGCGAACCGGCGGGAGATGTAGCGCGCCACAAACTGGCCGAACGGGATGAACGTGTCCTCCTCGATTTCGGACGGGATGCGGATGATGCCGCCGCATTTGTTGGCGGTGAAGGTGACATTCTGCGCGGCGACTTTCTTTTCGCCCAGCGATTGGCTCATGCCGGCGGTGCCGACACCCAGGAAGGTGAATGCATCTTCGCCGGATTTCAACTGAGGCAGGTTCACCGTGCCGGCGCCCAGGGGGAACACCGTGGCGAACTGGCGGAACTGGCCGTACTTGTAAACCAACTCGATGATCTGCGGAACGTAGATCGTGGGCAGCGGGATGTCCGTGCTGGCGAGCGCGGCCTTCTCGATGCCGATCCATTCAGCGGCCCTGGCCAGCATGGTCTGGGCATCGCCGTGTTTCTTGGTGTCCCATTTGTCCTGGCGCATGGCGCAGGCGAGGTACATGCCGGCCAGAGCGAGCGCGCAACTGTCGGTCACGAAAGGCTTGTTGCCAATATAACGCACACCTGTATCACCCTCGCGCAACATGGACTGCTTGCGGAGTTTCTTGAGGTCGGCTTTAACCTTGTCGTGGTCCTCGCCCATCGCCTTGAACAGATCGGGCAGTTTCTTGATGGCGGCAAAGCCGCCTTCGATCTTGGCCACGTCAGCGAGTTCCTTGAACATGCTGTTGTAACCCTTGAAGCCGTCGAGGATGCCCTCGAATTCCTTGATCTGTTCGGGCGTGAGCGCGGTGGTGAAGCACATGCCGCAACGCCTGGACTGGGCGAATTGCAGGAGTTGCCAGGCGCCAATGATAAACAGGCAGCCAGCAGCCGGAATGAGGTGAAGCGCACAGAGCGCAATGGCGAACACGCCGACGGCCAGCAAGGCGGTCAGGTGCCGATACGGTTTCAGAATTTTTTTCATGGTCATATTTTTCTTTGGTTGATGGTTTAATTTTTGAGGACATCACGCAGCCCCCTGGCGAGTTGCAGCAAACGCGCGTCAAAGATTCCCGCACCGGACGCGCCGGCCTGGGTGCTGGGGTCTGCCTCTTCACCGCAAAATTGTTTCAAGTATTCAGCAACAGCCTTCAGGTCGGCGCGTTCAATCGCGCCGGATTTCAAAGCCAGACCGACGGTCGCGCCGGGATTGGCGGGGACCACAACCATGCTGATTTCGAGCAGTTCACATTTGGTGTAGGTGCGGTCCGGTTCACCGGCGGCTTCACCGGACTGCCAGTCTTCCGGGATGAAGCCGACGCTCTGCGAATTGAGGAAACCGCCCTTCGCCATTTTAAAAGCGAGCGCGCCCATCGGATTGTCCAGGCAAAATTCAACGCGGTTGCAAAGCTTGCCGTCCTTGACTTCAACGCTCACGGCCCGGCCCAGAATTTTCCCAATGCTCGAATAATCGTGGCAGTCGGGAATAACCGGGTTGGCTCGAAAGTTTTTCATATCACCCCAGGCGGCGTGGTCAATGACCTCGTTATAGCGGTCCACAGAGCCATCGCTGCCGATGAAATCCATCTGCGCCGCCGCGCCAGCAACTTCCTTGACAGTGAAGTGGAGGCCGCCGCGCAGTCCATCCGCGCCGGTGTTCAGTTTCACCAGTCGCGCGCCGAATTCTTTTTGGAGTTGTTCAAGTGTTTTCATGATTTCTTGTAGAACATGAGTTCACCGACGCCGTAGATTTTGAAGGTGAGCGTTTCCTCATCCTCGCCGGTTTTCTGCGCGGCGAGCTGGATGCACTGGCAGTTGATGATATTGCCGGCGCTGGCGCCCAGGGAATCATCGCCGGGATACATGAGTTGCTCACCGCCAACTTCAAACGGATCGGTCACGGGGATCGGCTCGTCGATATAATCTTCCTCGGCCTGGGCGTGCGCCTCGCGGACGTGCGGGCCGTGGCTGGAGAGCCAGGCTTTGTATTGGATGCCGGCCTCAGTCATGGCCAGATGCCGCGCGTGATTGTAGGCCATGTTTGTTTCCGTCTGCGCCACGCGCCTGGCTTCGCCGCTGGTGAGATCGTTGAACACGGCTTTGACGCGGTCGGCGAGTTGCGCGGAGGTTTCTCCGGCGTCGAGTCCCTGATCCAGCGACGTGTTGAGCTGGTCGCGCACCGTGCCGCCCACACCCATGATGGGTTGAGTGCGGGACAGCAGATATTCCTTCGCCTGCTTGGGCGGGTATTGCCAGGGATCGTCATGCCCAAGTTCGGCGTTGAGTTCTGCGCCGGCCAGATTGAGTGTGGCCAGGATCGGGTTGGTCAGTTCAGCGGCGAGCGCCTCGCCGAAAGCTGAATGGCTGAAAATCAAATCCACCAGGCTGCGGGTTTGCAGCATGACGGCCGCCCGGCGATTTTGCGTATCAGCGGGGACCAGATACTTTTCGAGATGGATTTCGCTGAGTTTGGCCAGGGTGCTGGCGCGGAACTGGTTCAACTCCTTGCCGACCTTGGCCTGCAGGAGCTTGACCGTCTTGCGCCGCGAGGCGACGTGCGAGTTCCAGAGCACAGTCGTGTCGGGCTTCTTCACCTTGACCGGCGCCGGGTCGGCCTTCACGCTGCCGAGCCACTTCAACATTTTGCTGAAGGGCGTGGACTTTTCAGCGTCGTCAGTCGGCGGCGGGTTATTGGGGTCTTCCTCACCAGGCGGCGGCTCGACCGGCTGCGAAACGTTTTGCAGGTTGAATGGCAGGTAACTGTCCTTGCCCCATTTGTATTCCGGCAGCCCCAGGTCAAGGTTCTCGTTGACGTCGTTGAGCGGCACGCCGATGGCGAACATTTTTCCAGCGGTGTCCCACCGGGCGCGGCGCGCGGCCTGCATGATGGGCAGGCTATCCACGTCGAACCAGCCGATGAGATCGTCGCCGAAAGTTTTTACCACCGGCTCGACGGCGGATTCCAGCCTCGTGCAGAGACTGCCGAGCGTGGATTCGATGAAGGAGATTTTCTGCGCGTCCATCGAGCCGCCCTTGCCGCCGTCGTTGAGGTCTTCGGTGAAACCGGCCAGCGTTTCCGGCACCTTGAAGATGGCGAAGATTTCCTTGCGCAAAAATTTGCGCGTGTCCAGGAACTGCATGTCCATCATGGAGAGCGTCGGCTTCTCAATCTTGGCGCCGCCCCACAGGAAGAGCGGGCGGTCGGCGGTGCCGGCCTTGCGTTTGCGCTCGCGCAACGCGGCCAGGATGGCCGCGCGTTGCTCGGTCGTGGCCTGCTGGTCCGTGGTTACAATGACGCCGGTGTCGGCGTTGTTCACCCAAAGACCTTTCTGAAATTGTTCACCGGCAAAATCCGTTTGCGCCGGAGTGCCCGCCACAATGAGCGGCGAGAGTCCGCGCCAGTAGAGATACGGGTTTGGTGTGCGCGAGTGGATCAGTTCCGACGGCATCAGGATTTCCGATGGCAGCGGCGTGAGCAGTGGTGAGCCAGTGTAACGCCAGGCTTCAAGACTGTAACCCTGGACCATGTGCCAGAACAAAGTCGTGTCGAGCGTGAGCATCCGCTGGATGCGCGGTTTACGATCCGACAGATCCACCGGCTGGTCGGCGTTGTCGAGCGGCAGAATGAAAAATTCACCGCGCAGCGCGTTCCAGGTTACAACCATTTCCCAGAACAATTGGCGGTCCATCGTCGGGTGCGGACGGTTGAACAAGTCCACCACATCGCCGGAATCAATGATGTCGTTGCCGAGGGCGCGGCGGCAAAAGTTGCGATGCAACGGATTGGCCGAGCCACGAAGCGCCCGGATGCGTTTGGCCTTGTCCGCGCCGGCGCGGGAAATGCGGAACGGTATCTGAGCGATGGACGATGCCAGGATGGAGACGGCCGTAAAAATCCAGGCCGACTGGGCGTAGGGATTCACCAGCTTGGTGCCCTGCTGCTGGTCGTCAATATCGGTGCCGGTGAGGAAGGCGGCCACGTCCGGCGAGTCGACGGATTTCCCGGCCAAGGCATGGAAGGCATCCCCAACCCGTTCTAAAATCGGTTTAGGCACTCCACACCTCCACTGTAACAGCCTCATTAAAGCTCTTTAAGGGCTTAAGGGGGCGAGATGACGCCCGGCACGGGACTTTGGCGCGGAACGCCTGTTTTTGAAATGGTTTGTAGGTCGCGTTCATGTGTTCATCCGACTTGTGCTCCTATTTCTCCGCCGGGCGCGCCAGCGGCCCGCACCGCCAGGCCGAGCGCCGTGCAACGGTCGCTATGGCCTTCGCGCGTCCGGCGCGACCAATAGTTATATTCGCCGTTGGTGATGACCTGCATCATCTCGTGCAGGTCCTCGCGGATGGCCGTGGAAATGGGAATGCGCAGCCGGCAGGTTCCCTTGGGGTCTTTGAACGCGGTGCGCAGGTTGGGAAACAACTGCCGTTTGAACTTCTGCGTGAACGTGCAAAGCTCCAGTTTCCCGAACATGTGCTCTTCGGGCTTCCATTGCGGCACGCCGCCGCGTTTGGTGTCCACCAGGTAATCACCCAGGCCGATGCCCGGCCCGGTGTAATCGAAGCAGGTACGCTGGCTGGCCCGGATGCGGTCCTTCAAAATCTGTTCCTGATCCGGCGAACTGATATTTTTGAGCACGAGCACTTCGCGCGTCCACAGCACATCGCCGACTTGTTGCAGGGTCCAACAGACGGTGGGATCGTTCGTGCGTCCGAAGTCAATGCCCAGGAAGGTCGGATGAAAACTGCCGGCCTGCTCGAACTCCCATACCTCGGTGGCGTCGGCGCTCTCGGCCATGAAGATGATGTCGTAAGGCAACAGCACGTTCGAGCCGTCCAGGAACTGGCAGAGGAACTCCTGGGCAAAACCATCGGCATCGTCGAACGCCTCGCGGATTTGGTCGATGTCCACCGGCAGGCCCATCAGCACGGCGTGATAAATGGTGACCAGGTGCCGCGACCATTTCATCTTGTCGCCATCACCCTTGGTCCAGATTTTGTGCATGGCCGAACCGGAACCGTTCGGCGTGGTGATGAGCCGCACTTTCTTTTCGCCGCCGCGCAGCGGGTTGGTGATGCTCGGCAGGACCGCGCGCCAGGTGGCGGGCGGGTTCTCAAAAAAATCGAATTCGGTCAGCAGCAGGTTCGCGCTGCGCCCGCGAACGGTGTCCGGCTTGCCCGGCACGGCCCGCATGCGGCTGCTGTTGGCAAAAATGATCTCCGCGCTCTTGAGCAGCGTTTCACTGCCGCCCTCGCGCCGTTCCTGGTAGTCAGCAATCTTGAGGTCAAACGCCTCGGCCCACACCTTGCCCTGGTCGAGCGAGTCGAGCGCCTGGCGTTCGGAAGGCGCGGCAATCATCCATTCCGTCTTGGGCCGGGCATGGCAATCTTCCGCCGCCTCGCTCTCGCTGGAAAAGTCCTTGCCGCTCTGGCGGCTCATGAGGCCGGCTTTAAAGCGGCTTTTATCCTCGCGCCACGCAAACTGGTATTCGAGCAGCAGGCTGCGCGGATCGTCGGCGGGATAGGGATTCTTCCAGCCGTTGACATTCAAGCCGAGCTGGTGGCCCTTGACGCGCTTCTCCAGTTCCTCCAGGGGAACGTCGCGCAACGCCACGCCGGCAATTTTGCGCGAGGTCTCCAGATCGGCGCGCAACTTTTCCAGCGCCTGCTTTTTTGAATTGGTGGGTTTGAGGGCCATCAGGCGAGTCCAAACAGTTCGCGCATCCGGGCTTTGCGCTCGTCCTCGGTCAGTTCCTTGTTTTCCAAAACCCCCCTGGCCTGGTCGTAGGCCGCCGCCTTCTTTTCCAGCAGCGCAATCTTCCGTTCCGTGACCGAGATTTTCCGCTCCTCGAACTTCGCCTTGGTCTTGCCCTCCTTGTCGCGCAGCGCCAGGTTGGCAATCACATTGAACGTCTTGGCATCCTTCCGGCCCACCGACTGTTCGATAAAGAACGCGCAGGCCGTCTCGCGCACCTTCTCCGGCGACCAGTCCGGGTTGCGCTTGCGGCAGAACTCCTCGAAGGTTTCCAGTGTCGCTCCGCAGTTGTCTAAATCCTGCTGGTCCTGCGACCAGGACAAGAATTCCGAGACCATACGATTGGAGACGCGCAAGCCATCGGCCTTGAGCCAGGCCACCGTGTCGGCGATGGAGTGTGTGGCGGCATATTCCACGATGTCGGTCCGACGCTGGTCCGGCAGATTCTTGAGCACCGCGTCCGAGCGCGGTTTCGGGGAGGACGTTTTTTTGTTCGCGCTCATTCACAGTTCGAGGCGCGCGGCTTCACCGGCGTCGTTGATGTTCCACTTCATTTTTTTGGTGGTGCGGTTTTCCACGCCGTTGAGCCAGCCGAGCTGGTTGATCAGGGCAAAGGCCGCGTTGAATTCCGGGAGCGAACAGGGCGTGTGCTCATAGACCTTGGCGTGCAACAGCAGCTCGGTGAACTGCGCGCCATCCGCCTCGTGCAGCACGTCCAGGATGTCCTTGATAATTTTGGCTTCGCGTTGCGTCATAAAATCAGGCCGGGTCAATATCCACGCCCAGCTTCTCGGCGATTTTTCCCAGCGCAAAACAGATGCGGTTAAAACGGTCGCCGTTCACCTGCCGGGTCACCTCCAACTCGTTGCGAATCTTCTGGTCCTCGCTGCGCATGGTGTTCCAAATGGAATCAAGCTCGGCGTCGTGGGCGGTCAATCTGCCGTTCATATCCGCGTTCCGCTGCTCGGCCAGCTCGTGATTGTATCGCTTGGGCGCCTTGCGATATTCCGGCGGCGGGTTGTCATCAATCTTCACCGGACCGCTTTTGTGGAAAGCGGCGTACAAGGCTGCCGCGATGAGCACGATGCTCACCAAAATAATCAGCACCCACTTCAATGTGGAGTCAGGCACGGAAGGCAGATCGGTGGATTGGGCAAGAATCATAATTATTTTTGGTTTTGAATGAGGTTGACGATGCAGTCCAGCGCCTTGCACACGCACAGCAGCGAGACGGCGGCGCCCGTGATGACGATGGTGAAGGTGATGCTGATCATGTGAGAAGTTGGATGCGGGTTTGGTAAGCGGAGATGAGATGGTCAGCCACGAGCACGTCCGTCTCGTGCCGGTACGCGCCCCACAGCCCGAGTGCGTCCGAGAGCAGCAATTCGGCCAGGGATGGGTTCTCACACCAGCCGCCGCCGACGGGCAGGAACATTTCCTGCCCGCAATGTTTGTAGCCTGTCAGCGCGCCGGGCAGTCGCGGCACAATATCGTTCTGGTTTACGATTCGATAAGTTTCCTCGTAGAGCGTCTCATCGTACAGATTGGCGAAGGCGCGGTTCCCCACACGCGGCTGGCCGAAGGTGTAAACTCCGGCAATCGGGAGGCCTTGGCGCTGGAGTTCGAGCGCAAAGTCAATGGCCTCACCTCCGCCCTTGGAGTGACCAGTTACAAAGATTGGAACGCCGGCCTCCAGCACGGCACGACCTGAACCCGCCGCCGTGCTGGAAGCCGGCGCTCCAATATCACAGAGGGCGGCGATCAAATCCACGGTAATGCTGTCCACGTCTTCCATGAAGCCCTGGTGTATCTCCGCCGCCCGGCCGTCGTAGGCGACCAGCCTGATGCGCGGATGTTCGATCCGGGCTTTGAAATCTTGAATCCAGTCGCGCAAATTACACGAACCGCGAAAAGCGATGCTGATGCAATTACCTTCCGCGATCACCAGCGCCTCGGTGTCCGTAGCCGCGTTGGTGACAACGCGGCCATTAACCCCACTCTCCTGGATGCTCCGATCCGTATAAGCATACGCCGCCGCGCACCGCTCCGCGCACGCCCGCGCGTTCGCCCAGGTGAACCCGGTCTGAGTTGGATCAAGCGAAAGCATTTTAACGTGCTGCCGGCATCTTGCCGGCAGTTCCAGTTCCAATGTTAAAACAGTCCGAGAAACCCCGTCCCGTTGCCGAAACTCACATTGAGGTTCGCCCCGATGATTGGGAATTTCTGGCCCGTTTGTTCCGAGATGAACATCCCCAGCGCGCTTGATGGCGATAACATCTTCTCCGCGAAGATGCCGAACTCAGCCTGCTCATGGCCGGTAACGCCGACGACGGACGGATGATCCAGGTAAACGCCATCGGCAAAAACGCCGGCGCGGAAGTCGTACTTCATCCAGCCAAACTCAAGACCGCCGGCTTCGCTGACGCGCGCACCGGCCACGCTGGCCTGGCGGATTCGCGCTTCCAGGCCGAGAAACATCTGGCCGCCGAGCTTGTTCCCCACACTGGCGAGGCCGGTGTTGTTGGTGCTGATGGTTTGCCGCCAAACGTCGTAGCTGGCGCCAAGTTCATTTCCGATGTTGACCTGGTTTTCGTAAACCGGCCCGTCCCAAATAATGATGTCCTGGAACGACAGGTTGGTGTTGTACGTTCCGATCCACGAGCCGAACGTGCTGATCAACCCGTTGACCGTGGGTGGCGTTGGCGTGTTGGTGTCGGTTTGCGCGTTGGCGTTGACGGCAGTAAGCAGAAGCAAAGCGGCCGCCGCGATGAGGATAAGGGTCGTGATTTTTTTCATGGGATTTTTCTGGTAGGGCGGAGCTGCTGCGCCGCCGGGTTTGATGGGGAGTTTGAACTTCGGCAAAACGAAGGCGCGGCGGCTGGACCGCAGCGATGACGGAGGAGAGCATCAGCGTGCGCGCGTCGCGCGCCGGCCTTCAAATTGGTTTGGATGCTCTCCAGCACGCGCGCATTCTGCGCACAGGTCGGGCGGAAGTGTTAGGTCCCCAGGACCTCAATCTGAAGGGGGAAGAAAAAAGCGGAGAACTTGCTACCCTGCCCGCTCCGAAGCGCGAACGAAGGTGGATGCTCTCCGCCGTCGGGGCCGACTAAATCACAACCGTCACCGCCGCGTCGAGAATTATTTTTTGACGCGCAGCAGCAGAATGAAAACTCCTCCTGCCTCGAATTTTCGTACGTCAAACTCACGAGTTCAAATACTTAACTTTTTATGTTGACAAAGTTTTGCAACTCAACTAACGTTTCGTTAGCTAACTAAACTTGTAACCGTGAAGACCGATTCTGTCAATTTAAATCAATTCCGCGAGGCCGCTGCCCGCAAGGGTGATTACAAGGTGTCGCAGATCGCCCGTCGCGTCCGCAAAAGCCGGTGGGCACTATATCATCTGCATCTCTGCCCGCGCGCTGTGAAAGCCCTGAAGGAGACCTACCATGTTTGACGCTGACCAAGTTATTTTTGAAGCCGCCTGGGAAACATTAGGCTACGCCACGCATGACCGGCGGCGGCAGATTTTGGTGGCGCTTCGCAGAAAGTTACGCCGCGACCATCCCGCTCAAAAAAATGTTTCCGCGCAACTAGCCATGCTCGCCGGCCTGGACAAGTTGCAAGAGGAACTGCCCTTCAAAAAGGTCACACCATGATTTCTTCCCGACACGTCCCGAACCAAACACCGCGAAGCCCGGCTGCCCGGACTGAGAGCGCAGGCTCCAGTCCGGTGCAGCTCCGGGGCCGGTTCAAATACGTGATCGTTCCCGGTCCGGTTGGTTCGTGGGCCATCCTCATTCCTTGTTGCATCAACCACTGCGACGCCGTAAGGCAGCAACCCATCAGCGCCGGCTTTTGCGTGATTGAAAACGGCACAGTGACCGTGGATGGATTCAGCGACACGCTCAACCTGCATTGCCGACCGGAGGACGCGAAAATAATCAAGCTCACTTTGTTCATGGCGCAATCCACCAAAACACTCCAACCGTCATGACCCAACGTCCGCTTCCATTTATTATATCCGCGCGCACCGTGCTGGTGGACGTGCAGACCGTGCGCGCCGCGCGTTGCGTGGATGCCGAGAGCGTGTTTGCCCTGGTGGACGACGGCAAACTTAAATGGGTGTTCGATTTCAGTTCCGAGCTGGCCAAGACCTATTCGCGCTTCGATAAGCGCGAACTGCGGTTCTGGACCGATGAGGTGACCGCGCCGGATGCCACGGCGCACAAGACCATCGCGCAGGTCATTGGCCTGATCCTGGGCGGCAAGCAGAATTTCCACAGCGGCGAGATTGAGCAGGAATGGGTGATCTCGCACCAGACCATCATGCGCCTGCGCCTGGCCGGAGAGATTTCCGGCGGCAAGGGCAGCATCACGCGCGCGAGCCTGGTCGGATTTTTATCCCGCCGCTGGCTTGGGCGTGAAGTGAAGGCTGAAGGCTCAAGGCAAAATGCTAAAAGCAGAGAGGCGGTGATGGTATGATCGAACACATTCTTTGCGACGACGCCAGCGGCATTGACGAACTGGAAAAGCGCACCGCACCGAAGGTGCGGATCGTCGAGGGCATAATTTTCGGTGCGATGTTCGGCGTCGGATTCACCTGCCTGGTCATCGCGTTCATCACCTGGCTCCGATTCCATTACCTGCCATGAGTAGCCAACTTAAAGGAGAATTTCATGTGCGCCGGAAAAAGTTTCACGGCTTTTCCGGTGTGGCCTCGCTGTTCGAGGATGAAAACGGAGACCAGGTCTGCGTGGTTTGCGCTGATGCAGACATCTTGTTCGAGAAGCTCAAACAGTTCATGCCCACTGCCAAAGTAGCGGGCGCAAAATTTCAGAACGTAACCATCATCCAAGCCAAATGAAAAACGCCCTCACCATTGTTCCCAAACTCAAATCAGGTGGCGATGCTGGCGCAGCCGACAAACTGCTTGGATTGTTCGACGACGCACAGCATGGATTGCGGAAAATTATAGCCCTTGGATTGTATGCCTGGCACCTCAAGGAAAATGAACTCAAGCATGGTGAATGGGGCCCTTGGCTGGCGGCCAATCGGCCGGAACTTTCCCGCCTGGATTCTGCAACCGGAAATCCAAAAGCATCAAATCAATTGACGACCTACATGCATCTCACTAAGGGCGCGCTGGAAAAGGTTGGGTTCAAAACTATTGGTGGGTTTTTGAAGAAGGTTTCTAAATTCCCTGTAATAGGGAATTTGCCTGCCGGCGGTTTTCTGCTTATCGAAGACAAGAAAGTTCCAGCCGAGGTTAAACCACTGCACGATAAAATCTGCGAGCTGGTGGATGGCAAGACGCAGAACCAGTTGTTTTGGGAATTCAAGCAGGCCGACGAGGATAGCGACAAACCCAAGCGCGGTCGCCTCAAAGGTTCCAGTGGCTTGACCAAAGAGCAGCGCGAGCGCGCCGCCGCCCGCGCCGAGCAGGAACGGCTCAACGAGCTGGAAGAGTGGGCCGGCGACACGGCGGATGAACTGCTGGAAAATGCCGATGCAAAGAACGCCGGCATGTTACCCGTTAAAGCGCGCGCCAAACTCCTGGAGGCCGTGGAGACAATGGGCGGTTTCCTGCGGCGCGTCGCCGCCAGCCAGGGGGATGCCAAGTGATTTCCGAAATTTCCGCTTTGGGAACGAACGGTGTTAAGACCGAGGACCAACACGAGACTGCGACCGCATTAGCCACCGTGCCACGGGCCGCTGGTGAAAAGGCAACGCAGCAGTGCCAAGGCAGTCCAAGTAGTTCCCTCCCTTTAACCGGCGGCGATCTGTTCGATCCGCAATCGCTCCTGCCCACCGCCTTCGGCCTTGCCTCCTGCCAGGTGATCCAGCCGATTGCCGATGTCGCGACATATCTCGAAAAGCGCACGCCGCAACCGCACTACCTGGGAGAAGAGGCTCTGCTCATCACGTTGCCCAACAAGCGGCCTGCCCGGCTCCAGGACGAAACTCGTGCGCTCGTGCGCGCGGTCCACTTCGTGGCCAAACTCGTCAAAGATAAATTTTCCGTCCAGGCCGCGTGCCGTGAGGCGATTCGGGTTTACAAAGACTGGCATTGGAAGCTGGAGACGTTCCGCCAGAAATACGATGAGTGGGCCAAAGCCAAAGACTGGACCGTGCTGGTCAACTGCTCCAAAGCGCCGGTCGCCTGGCGCAAGGGCAACGCCGGTCTGCCCGATGAGTTTCTCACGCTGTGCGAAATCCGCTTCGGTCAATTCGCCCGTGCCGACGGCAAAAGGCAGGCTTTATTGAGCCTTAAACGCCAGTGGAAAACCGGGCGCAATGAAGCCGGCGTGGAAGAGCCAATTGCCGGTTACGATGGTGGGCCGGGCGGCACGCCCTGGAAAAAGCGCAACCCGGAAATCATCCCGGACGGCTGGCACTACTCGAACATCACGCGCCAGATCATCAAACGCGCCCGGTTCACCCAGGGCGTGCGCGCGTTGCTCCATGACAGCGAATCCGCAGCCCGTCAATTCCTGCCCCAACATCTCGGCACGCGCAAAAATCTCCGCTTTCTGGAAAAGGTCACTTTCGACGACGTGCGGATGGACTGGCTCGTCTTCAACGCCGAGACCGGCGAGGCCGAAGAGTTGTGGCTGCTCATCGCCCGCGACGAAGCCACGGCAATGGTGCTCGGCTTCGTCATGCACCCGGCCACCGTGGACGAGAACGGCAAGGCATCGCATCTCGGCGCGCAGCAGATGAAGGAACTCGTCGCCTACGTGCTTGAAACCTATCCGCTGCCGCCTTACTTGGTCCACTGGGTCGTCGAACGCGGCACGGCCACGCTGGCCGAAGCCGTGAAGCTCGCGCTCGGCGAGCTGTTCGATAACCGAATCAAGGTCCATTACACGAGCATGATTGGCGACGGCCTGAGAAACGGCTGGCGCAACAGCAAGCGTCCGCGTGGTTACGCCGAGAAGGCCAAGGGCAATTCGCGCGGCAAGGCCAGTCACGAAGCCCACAACCGGCTGTTCCACACCCAGGGATCGTATCTGCCCGGCCAGACCGGCGCGCACTACGGCATCCGGCCCGCCGATCTGGAGTCGCGCATTGCGGAGTGCCGGGAAATCTGGCAACTGCGCCAGTGCCTGCCTGAATCGAAGCGCGGCGACGAGAAATATCCGCTCACGGTTTTGCAGACGCAGGCCCGCGCCGTGATCCGGCAGTTTTGTCTCGAACAAAATTTCCGCACCGAACATAACCTGGAAGGCTTCGACCAGGTGTTGGAATGGTTTGACGGCCAGAAGTGGCAACCGGGCGAGACAGCGCCGCCCGGCGCGGAATTCCGTCGCCGCATGGAAATGCCCGTTGAACGCGCCATGCGCCTGATCCGCAGCGTGGACAAATGGACGCGCTGCTCGCCGGACATCATCCGCACGTTCCTGGAGCACACCGAACGCGTTGAGTACGTTTCGGTCAAGGGCGAAATCCAGCTTAAGGTGGACGGCAAGCCGCTCACGTTCTGCAACGGCGGCGTGCCGCTGGCGCCGGGCACCAAGGTCCTCGTGTATCACCATCCCGACGATCCGCAGTTCATTCACCTCACGTCCGGCGACGGCCGCATTCTTGGCACCTGGGCGCAACGCGGGCGCACGGCTTACCTGGACCAGGAGGCGCTGGCCAAGGCCATGCGTTACACGCATGCCGCCCGCGAAGCGGCCAAGGCCGTGGCCAACGAACTCGCCGCTCCGCAGCGGGCCGCGCTCGACGACATGCGCCAGCACAATGCGTCGCTCGCGCAATTCGTTGTCACCGCCGACGTGCCACCGGCTCTTGACGATCAGCGCGGCAATGCCGTGGCCGCCGGCATCAGCAACGCCGGCACGGAACGCGCCAGCTTTGAAACAAATCCGCCGAAGGTCGAGCCGGTGCCCGACTCCACGGAACAGCTTTTGAAACGCGCGGCGGCGAACCCCGCGCTGGCGGATGAAGGTTTTGAGTAAGTCAACCACAACAACATCAAACGGAGACCTATGAGCGAAAAAATCAAATGGCAGCCGGATGCAGAGCAGCGCGAAATATTGCTCGCGCTCCTGGAGGAATCGAAGCGGGAAAAAACCGTCGTGGACTTTGCCCGCAAGTTCCTGCCCTTCGGTCGGAGCAAATTCGACCAGATCATGGACGTGTTCGACGACAATCTCAAACAGAGCTACTTCGACAAGGTGTCCGAGACCGTCCGCGCCGAGTTGATTGACGAGTTGCAAAACATCCTGGAAGACATCCCCCTCAAGCGCCTGCAACTCTCGCGCGTCACGGAATGCGACATCATCGTCACGTCACGGCTACGCGCCCTGGAGGCTGCCGTGCGCGAGGCCAGCGCCAAACCCGGCCCGGAACGGCTCGTGGTCAACCTCGGCCCCACAGGCGGCGGCAAAACTTTTGCCTGCAATTATCTGGCGGAAAAGGTCAGCGCCCGGTTCGTCGAGGTCCGCGATATCTGGCGCGACAGCAAATCCGGCTTCGTGCCGCTTATGGACATTTGCAAGGGCTTGGGCGTGCGGGTGGGCAAGGGCAACAACATTGCGGGCACCCAGGACAAGCTCATCAAGTTTTGCGACGAGCGCAAGATCGTCATCTGTTTTGACGAGGGCGAGCACTTTGGCCGGGCCGCGCTCAACCTGCTTAAATTGCTGCTGAACAAGACGCGCATCGTGCCGGTGATCTTCGTCGTGCCGGGCGAGTACGATAAATGGTTCACCTGGTTCGAGAACGAGGCCAACCAGATCGCGCGCCGCACGCACGCGATTGTGGATTCCAGCATCATCGAAGCCAAGGATGCCGGCCTGTTCTTCCCGAAGGATCAGTTCGCCAAGGAGGACGAGGCGCTCCAGACCATCACGCGCGACGCGAACCTGTTTGGCCACTACTCCCTGATCCGCCGCGCCGCAAAGGAACTGGACGGCGTCACGCGCGCGCAGGCCGGCGACGTGAGCAAGGCTCTCGCCACCGCCAAGCGCCAGATGACCCGCGAAACGCGAAAGTAGATTATGCCTGCCCCGGCCCCAGCAGTAGATCAGCAAGTCGTTTGGAAGAACGATGAGATGCTCGCTTTCTCCATATCGCTGATTGAGAACGCGCTCGCGCTGCTCGGGGCCGGGGTCAACAAGTTCACCACCGACATCGTGCCCGACTCGGATCGCGGCACCGGCAGCGGAACGGCAGGATCGGTCATCACGCAACTCACCAACGCCAACGTCATTGAACCCGTCGGCGTATTCGTTGGCCAGGTCTTTTACCAGGAACGGGTCAAATCCGAACGCGAGAAGAGCAAAGGTCGTTGGGTGGATGTTCACCGCCTTTGCTCCCGTTCGGTGGCGGAGGAATTTCTTCGCCGCAATAACCGGCCAGTCGCGCCTCAGCAGGCCGACCTGGCCATCAGTTAACCATCGGAGGAAAAATGAAACTTTTCACAAATAGAAGCGGACTGGCAATTGGTGAGGGAGATCGCGTTCGTGACCATTTCGGCTCTGAATACTTTATCCACAGCATCAATTCCGCCGGCATCGCGCTGATTTACAACGCGGCCATTGTTGTCGCTAGGCCGGTTAGTCACTTGGCTCTTGTCGAGTCCAGAGCACCAGATTCAAACGTTTTCCCTTGGGTCAAACAATGAGCATCACCGACTTCCAAGCCCTCCAGGACCGCATTGAAGCTTTCCAGCGCAGCCGGTTCCCGGAACAGAAGCTGGCCGGCAAGTTCGCGCATCTGGCCCGCGAGGTTGCCGAGCTGCGCGCCAACCCCGACGACCCGATGGAATGGGCTGATGTGACCATCCTGTTGTTCGGTGCTGCTGCTATGCATGAAATTTCCGCCGCCGCGTTACTGCAAAACGCCGAAGCCAAACTGAAAATTTGCGAAGCCCGCAAATGGGTGCCAGCCGACGAGCACGGCGTTCACCATCACATTGAGTAAACCATCAACCATCAACCAATAGTCATCATGCAATTAACCGAACTCCAACGCCTCACCAAACCCTATGCCGACGTGCGCGGCCAACTGGCCGAAGTCGTCACCGAAGTTAAACGCGAACAAGATTCCATCCTGCGCAAAAAGTTGCCCGTCATACGCGAGCTGGTGGCCCGCGCCAACGAACGCGAATCCAACCTGCGCGCCGCCATCGAAGGTAATCCCGACCTATTCATTCAACCGCGCACCGTCGTTTTCTATGGCATTAGAATCGGCCTGCAAAAAGGCAAAGGCGGCATCGAGTTCGACGACGCCGACAAGGTATTGAAGCGCATTCGAGACCATTACGGCGCCGACGCTCTCGGCCTCATCCATGTGACGGAGAAGCCCGACAAAAGGATGCTGGCCGATCTGCCGGTCGAAGACCTGAAAAAACTCGGCTGCACTGTAGTCAACACTGCCGACGAAGTCGTCATCCGCCCCACCGACACCAACGTGGACAAGATCGTCACCGCCCTGCTCCAGGACGCGACGGAAAAGGAGTAACCAACGAGATTCAAAGTCCAAAAACTATCAACATAATCATGAAAATCGAAATCAAACACTGGTGCACCGGCGGCGTGCTCTTTGAGCACGACGCCGAAAAAAATACTATCAAGCTGACAGTCGAAGCGGCTGTCAAAGCGCGAGCACGCCTCGACGGAGCACGCCTCGTCGGAGCAAGCCTCGACGGAGCAAGCCTCGACGGAGCAAGCCTCGACGGAGCACGCCTCGACGGAGCAAGCCTCGTCGGAGCACGCCTCGACGGAGCAAGCCTCGTCGGAGCACGCCTCGACGGAGCAAGCCTCGACGGAGCAAGCCTCGTCGGAGCAAGCCTCGTCGGAGCAAGCCTCGTCGGAGCAAGCCTCGTCGGAGCACGCCTCGACGGAGCAAGCCTCGTCGGAGCACGCCTCGACGGAGCACGCCTCGACGGAGCACGCCTCGACGGAGCAAGCCTCGTCGGAGCACGCCTCGACGGAGCAAGCCTCGACGACGGATCGAAAATTTCAAAGTGCGAGCGCCCCATCTTTCAGCTTGGCGGACTCGGTTCGGCGGCACGATATTTCGTTGCCCATCTCACTGACAAAGGCATTCGGCTGCGCACGGGTTGTTTCTTTGGATCAGTTGCCGACTTCAGAGCAAAACTGAAAATTAGACATAAAGACAATACGCACGCTATTGAATATGAGGCGGCGATCACATTGATCGAAGCGCACTTCAAGCTGTGGCCCAAAGTGAAATGAGTTTATCGCATCATGTCTCAAATGGAGGACAGCCGCATTGCGGCCATCAGGGAACTCATATTCAAACGCGGCGGTGTCGCGGGTGGCATCCGCCGCGTTGTCTTTGCCTGGAACGGCCGGTTCTCAGCCGTCCAGATCGGCATCGCGCTGGTCCGGCAGTACCCGCTGCTCATTCCCAACACCTACCAGGTCACGGCAAAACAAATCGTCCTGGGCAAACAGCGGTTGACCGTGGCCGAGGAAAACCAACTGGCAGTAAACGACGGCTTCTCCAACGCGGCAGAACTGCGGACCTTCTTCCGTTCAACCTACGGCTTCCCGCTGCCCGGCAAGCCCCACTGGGTGAGCTGGCGCTGATATGAATCTCACCCGCGCATTGTGGTCTGTTCTGAATGTCCCGCCCATGCTGGCCATTTGTCTGCTCGGTGCGGTGGCATCACTGCTCGCCTGGGAATGGCTGGAGGACCGCTGCGCGCTTTGGATTGACCAGATCAACATCACCCGGCCATGTTGACACGAGCTCCCATCGCTCGCATGGCTTTTATCCGGCGCAAAATCCTGCGCAGAGAATCGTTCAACGCTCTATCCCTCGCCCAGGAGTTGGAGGTCAACCGCAAAACCGTCGGGAGGGATATTGAGTTCATGCGGGATCGTCTCGGCTACGAAATCGAGTTTGACGGTTCCAAGAACTCATTCGTCGGCAAAGTGCCCGCACTGCCTGTCCTATGAATCTGACTGCTCCACAAGTTCAACGGTTCTGGCGTGAATGGGCGCGGGCGTGCAAAGCCCAGGGTTGGACGCGCGCTGCCGGTATGAGCGCCGCTGAGATTGATGTCAAGCGCAAGGAGTTCCTGGCGCGGTGCGGTTTCGATTCGCTCACCAAAGTTGACCGCGTGGACGGCTTCACCAAGGTTCTCAACGAGCTGCTCATCTTGGTCGGCGAGAGCGTTGCCGCCGGCATTGAATCCGAGGACCTAACAATCAATCGCGCCCGCGTTTTAAGAAACCAGATTTTGACGGAGATCATCCCCTGTCTGGAACTCTACGTCGAGGACCTGCGCGGCTATCTGACTGCCATCATGGAGGACAAGAATCGTTGGTGGAAAATTGACCGGCCTGCGCGCGACATCAGCATCATGGACCTCGACGCAAAACCGATCTTTCGGCGCGACAAAAAAACCGGCGAGTTGAAGCAGTGGCCCAGTCAGCTTGAGCAGTTCCAATACACACTGTCGGCGCGCCTCAACGTCAAACGCAACGAGGCCGGCGACACGATCCACCAGATGAAAACCAAGGCGCACGTTCCCTGCCACTGCTCTCAGTGCGGGCCTCGGCGTCCGGTCATGGTCGTGCTGCCTGGAGTGCCGGCGGACGCGAATATCGAAGTGCCATTCTGAAATTATGAAGGCTGAAATTTTACCCCCCCCCCCGCGAAAATGGCTAAGAAAAAATATCGCGGAATCATCCGGCGCATTGACGGTTCCAACGTCCGATTCGCGCTCAATCGCAAGGATGGATTGCATTTCCGCCGTGGCCGGCGCCGCAAGGAACGCATTGTCAGTTTTCAGAACCTTCTCGACCTGGCCGAAGGTCAAATCCGTATGAATTTGTTATGACCTGAAACCCGTCAATTCTCCCTATGGCAACGAACCGAAAACCGCGAATTTTCAAACCAACAACGATCCTCAAAACGATGTTCTACATGGAAGGAAATCCCGCCGCCTCGCTAGTCACAAATAATGGTGGCCTGCGACAGGAAAGTGTCATGGATTTTCCCAAGGCTGAGGCCGCCCTGGAGTGGTGCCGGCAACACGCCTGCACGCTCGTTTATACCCCCGTGAATTTACTCTCCAATTGAAGCCTAAATTTCAACGCCTGAAACAGCCGACGCCGAGTGAACTCACCGATGCGTTGCTCGATTTTCTGCGCCGGAAATTCTACAATCAGCCCGGCGACGAGAAGTGCTTTTGCCAGGACAAAAGCCGGTTGCTGACTTGGGTGGTTTTGTGGCCGGCTTCCTGGCTGAATAACCGGGGCGTCACGATTCACGGCGATGCCTACCGGGAGATATTTTTTAAGACGTTCCTCCAGGCTGATGCCCACCGTTCCAGCGACCGCATTACCTATCGCCCGGCTTGGCTGCGGATGGTCATTCAGAGCCATTGGAAGATACATGGCGAGGAGTATTACGAACAGGCAAAGTCAGTTCGTAACCTTGCCGACCATGCCCTCCTGATGGCCGGTAAAAGCTCCCAGGCGCGGCCTGATCCGGTCCGTGAGCTTGCACTGGCCGCCCGTCTGATGGTAGGCTCTAAACGGAAGGTTAAAAGCGACGTTAAAGCCGCTGTCAACTTGGAGCTAAAACTGTCATGAACACGGTACAAACCATTTCAATACCGGCCTTTTTGGCGGCTCGGCTTGTGAAACCAGCCCTTCCGGCTACGACCTCAACAAAACCCTTTGTTTTCCGGCTCTTTCCGGCTCTTTCCGTATAATTCCGGCTTGTGAAATCGCGCGCGCAGATTCAGGAATCGGCGAACGATTCT